AAGATAATAAATCTTTGGAAGCAAATAGAAATAGAAGACTAAGTCCACTTGACAAGAGCTTTGAACAAATAGCAGATTCTATCGAAAGAAAGAATTATGCTATGCCTTCAGTTACATTTGAAGATAATAGTGTAATTGCACGTGAAGAGCGAAAAACAAAGGCTTTAAAAAAGTTTGAAGATTTTGATAGAATATATTTTCCACCAGAATTTCACACACAAGGTCACCATAAACCTGGAGTGCTGCACTCCACAATACTACAAAAAACATTATTTCCTGGTGTCTTTTGGTTTGGTGCTTTTCGTAACCTAGCAAAATCAGCATATCTGAAGAAAATAAGGATATGGCATTTGTTATCTGGGCGTGCTAGCATTGGTGCTATAGCTGGTGAAACTCTAAAGAAATCTTCTAAATTCGTTAGGTCAATAGAAGCAATATTAAGAGAAAACAAGCGAATAGCCAACGATTTCGATATTAAGATTGAAGTAATGAATGAGGATATGCTAAGCTTTACTTGTAACACTAACAAGGGTATTTGTTACTATTTACCTTACTCACTCGATGCGAATGCTAGAGGTGATAATGTTGGTATAGACAGACCCGACTTTATGGACTTTGACGACCCAGAAACTGATAGGAACAATCACAGCTATGAGAACACTGAGAAGAGAAAGAAGAAAATATTAGAAGCTTACAGGAGCTGTAAGACTAATGCTAACATGATAATATTAGGTAATAATATAGACCCTAAGTGTTTGTATAACAGACTGAAAACAGCGCAAGAAAAAGGTGAAGAGTCTGGAGTTTTTACAATAATGTCATTTCCAGCATGGAGTAATGAAAGGACAGAAACAACCCCTTATTTGGGTTCGGTTTGGCAAGGTAAATACAAAGCCAAATCTGAAAAGGAAATGAGACAGCTGATGAAAGTTCATGATGATGTAGAGTGGTCAATAGCTCAAAATGACCCGATAGCAAAAACGGGTCATATTTTCCCAAGAGAACTTCAAAAGACTTATAAACACTCAGAATTACCTAATGACGCTGTAGGGGTTACATATTGTGACTTGAACTTATCACTAAAAGGAAAAGGCGATACTACAGCTATGGCTGGTTTACTATACAGCCCTAAGGAAAATAGATACTTTGTTTATAAACCTAGATGTAGAAGCTATTCTAGTAGCCACGAACTATTAAGCGATTATGTAAAGCTATTTGATAGTAGGATTAGACTAATGGGTATGGATGGACACGTAAATCAAGAGTCAACTTGGACAAATAACATTAGGAATTATACTATAATGTCTGGTTTACCATACCCACCTATAGTATTTTGTAGATACAATGCTGATATACAAGCTAGTCAATTAGAAGCTATTTATAAGCAAGGTCTGTTATATTTCCCTGAAGACTTTGTGGAAAGTGAAGAGGGTAAAGAAGCTATGGATCAGTTCCACGGATTTGTAACTAAAAAAGACAATAAGAAGGATGATTTCCCAGATGATCTTATTTGCTGTTTATCATTAGCACTAGACCGCTCAATGTTCATAGCATCAGCAAAAGGAACTAATAATTTTAAAGTAATTGAAGTAGGCTTCGGTGGAGGCTTTTAATAATCTATAGGTTAGAATATGAATTATATAGCAAGTGAACTAAATCATAAAGAATTTCCACTAAAGGCAAACATATTACAGAATGCACTGAAAAAAGCTAGTGTAATAGAAGATGAGACCAGAGACCCTAGGGACTTAATGAGTTACCTAGAGCGAATAATGTCTAGTATTCCAAAGATGAAAAGACATAAGATGCGCCGAGCTTCACATATATCAAGTGCTGATTGGGATATAGAACCTTTTGATAAAGAAGACGAAAACGCTGCTGTGCTTGCTAAAGCAGCTAAGCAAAGATTGAGTAGATTAATCAAAGAATACACTAGACACTATGTAGATGGTGAACTATTTGGTGCTTCATTAATCAGTTTACGATGGGAACCTTACAAAGATGGTTTATTTAAACCTTTTGTAGATAAGATTTATAGACCATTTGAAATAGAACCCTACCAAGATTATAGACAAGGTATAGCAATATTAAAAGAAGCTAAGGACAATCAATTTATCCGTACTGAGATACCTGAATTTGAGGTTAAGGATTACATAGTCAATATTCCAAACTACAGTGAACCTGGTGGAATACTCAGGACGATACTATACAATGCCTTCATGCTTAATTTAGCACGTCAGGAATGGTCTACATTCGTTCAATTCCTAAAGGGTATAATACAAGCTAAAATAAAGTTAGGTGCTAGTGCTGGTGATGAAAAAGCAGCCGTAGAAGCAGTAAAGAAAGCAGTAGAAAATAAAGCTACAGTTACTTCAGAAATGGTAGAATTTAACTGGGAACGAATTAATGACTTGAACTCTGGAAATGCTTTCAAAGTATTCCAAGATGCACTATATGAAGAAATAGAGATAGCTATAACTAATACTACTATGTTAGCTAGTGATAGAGAAAGAAACGCCCTAACGGTATTAGAAAGAGGCGAAGAGGATTTGGCAAGGGAAATGAGATTTGACTATGAAATAATAATCAATGATCAGTTACTAAAATATGATTACTACATGAATGTGAACAAATCCGAATTGCCTACGGTTTTACCTTACGAATTTACAATGAGACCTAAACTAAGACAAGATAAAACTAGCAATGCAAACATTATGCTAGCGGCTATTGGTTTGGGCATGCAGTTTACAGTACGTGAGTGGAATGAGAAAACTGGTATTACACTAATGGGTAAACCAGATGAAATAGTAACTACGAGAATGGTAAATAGTCTATCTGTGGCACTAAATGAAACTGAAGATTAACATAGACAAAGCTAGATTACAGCTTTTAGGTTCAGCTGTAGTTAATCATATCCGAAAGCGAACACTAAAAGGATTAGATAAGGACGGTGAAGCGTTCGTAAGTTATAGTACAACACCTTTTGCCATGCCATCGGGAGCACTGACACAAAAAACCAGAAAGGGTTTAGATTCGGCTAGTAGTTTGGTTTGGTTTACTACAAATAGCGGTTCAAAGTGGGTAGTAATTGATGGCGGTTACAAAGAGCTGAAAGCAGTAAAGAGGCCAAAAGACGGCGGCACAGTAAACCTAACTGATACTGGTAGAATGTTACAAGATTTGGCAGTAATAAGCACTAAAAAGAACCAAGTACAGATTGGATTCAACACATCAGAACAAGCCCAAAAGGCACTATGGAATATAGAGAATGGGCGGGACTTTATGGGTATAGAAGACAAAGAGCTAAGTAAATTAGCAGATACTATACTTGGTACTGGTATTGAAATTGAGTTGGTGGAATAGTAAATATTTGGTAAAAGTTGTGGTTCAAGTTTTCTAACTTAATAATTTAACCGCACCTTCTATTAAACTATATGCAGCAGAAGCCTTCTCAACATTTACTTTTGAGAAAAACCTTTTAACAAATAGCTTTACTTTTGCTTTTACTTCAGGGTCATTTTCTGTAAAATGCTGAGCTTCAAATGCAAATCCTATCAAACTATCAAAGTCGTTTATACCCTCTTCTACTTCAACCTTTATTTTATTCAGCTTATCAACCAATCTATCCTTAATTTCATCACCAAGGTAATCGCTAGTTTTAACATCATCAATTAACTCATCAATTTGAATGGTTAAAAAAGTTTTATCTTCTTCAGTTATTTTTATAAAGGTATCGTTTTCAATTTTAGAAATATCTATCTCAGATTCTATCTTTTTCATCACTAAACTATTAAGTGTGAAAGTTGCTTCACCAACAACTGAGTAAATCCAGTCTAGAATGTCGTCTCCAAATATTTCTTCGAAATCCAACTCTGGGAATTTATAATCATCACCTACTAAATTTTCTAAATACTTATAAATTTCAATGGAGCTACGGATTAAATCAGTATCAACATAACCTAACTTTTCAACTGTTTTTATTTTAAACTCTATGTAAGTTAATATGTTGTAAATTCTATTTATTCTAGGTTGCTTACTAAACCTCTGAAGTTCTTTAAAGTCTAGTATTACATTTTTATTCATATTTTTTCCATCATTTAACAACACAAATATAAAAAAAACCTACTTATTTGAGTAGGTCTTTTGATTTTAGGTATGTTTTAGTATATTTTTTTTATTCAGCAATCTTAATTTCTACTTTAGTGTCTCTATCTTTGTAGTAATCACCTACATGTTCAAAAATAAAACTGTTTTCATCTAAATTACTTCTTTTTTCTTTAGCCTCTAATCTAAACAAGGCATGAGAAGGCAAGTAGTTTGTTGTGTCAGCAATAAACACTGTAAATTCACTGTATTTGTATGAATCTTTATAATCTTCAATCACTTTAGCAGCTAATCTTCTATAATCATCTTCTTTAAATTTAGTGTAGTCTAACTCTACCCAGAACTTTAAGCCTTCGTGCTGTATCCCATATGGTGAAGGTTCACTTACTGAATACTCCAAAGGTGTTAGTTCTACTTGCTTTTTGTCGTCATTTATAATCATTCCGAATATCACGACTACTACAAACAGTACTCCTATACCGATTAGTATGTATTTAATTGTATTGTTCATTTCTACGTCTCCTATGTTGGTTAAAGTGTAATTGTAAATTAATTAAAAGATGTTGGTTTTTCAACATTCTCTTATTTTTCTGAAGTGGCTTTCACTTCATTGTTTTTTAGACCTAATTGATTTGCTTTGTAAATAATTTCAGTAATTGTGTGTGGCAACTTTTGCGCTAACACCGCAGCTGGAGTATTTGGATATTCATTAACTAATATCATTACCTCTCCTGTTGCCCATACTTTAGGTTGTTTCATGGCTTACCCTCATTTGTTATTATTAAAATAATTCTGTGCCGAGTGTTGGAATCGAACCAACGAGCTTTCTGTATTTATAGATTCATTTCAGAATTGCGGTGTGCTTACATTTCTGTATAACCGCTTCAATAGCAATCCATTTGCATACTCGGCTTTTGTTAAATAAAGTCATTCAATCAAATTTTCTAAATAAGTTATAAGCTTTGAAGTATTAACACATTCATATTTACCTCTACCTCTATAGATACTTCTTTTTTTGTAGTTATTTACATCAAGAAGTGCACACTTTATAGCTTTCGTACGATCATTTGTAATATCATTATACTTAGCAATGATTGATTCTGCTTTGTGTTTTACTATTAGCTCTTCATTAGTCATTTTACGGTCTCTTCTTTTACTGTGTCAAAGTCTCCGTTTTCTATTTTTGATTTGAATTCTTTTAATTCTTTTAAGTTTCGCTGCTCACATTCCAAGAGATACTTACTGTATTTGTAAATGAAATTATGCTCTAAGCAGAGTGCCATTTCGACTTCTAATCTTTCGATATTCTTTTCTTTCTTTGCTATCCAATTTATAACAGAGCAATAGATATATCCTTTTTGCTCATCTTCAGTTTGCTGCAATAATATTTCAATGTTCATTTTACACCTTCAATTTTATTAACTTGACCCATATCTTCTATTACTTCGATAGCATAACTAGTACCATGCTGTTCATAAATTAGTTCCAAAGCCTTTCTATAGTTTGATGCAATCACAAATTTATTATGATCCCAACCTTTAATCCTGTATCTAAATACCAACAGTCTCATTGCTCCTTTCTCCTAGATTTCTATTTTTATTTTAACTTTTGGTTTGAAAAACCCTATTGCTCCAAACGTCTGTGCTGTCAACACATCAATATCTACACTATAACTATTTACATTCTTAGCATGTTCGTCAAAGAATGTTTGAAGGATTTTCTCTATTTCAACTTCAGCTTTGTGCTTTTCGTTTTTTAAGTCTTTCAATTTATCCATTTTCGTTTCTCCTATTTTAAAAATTACCTTGGTTTGGCATTTCTTCATAGCCATAACTTAGGTTGTCAAATTCTGCAAAGTTCTTATTGAAAGCAGTCCGAACGGTACCGATAGGGCCATTACGTTGCTTACCTATTATTAACTCTGCTGTGTTTTGTGTACTTGTCTTGTCATCATATTCTAACTGTCCGTAAACTTCACGTCTTTGTACAAACATTATAACGTCTGCATCTTGTTCGATGGAACCTGACTCACGTAAATCAGAAAGCATGGGTGAGCGGTTTTTCCCTGGTCTTGCTTCTATTGAGCGATTGAGCTGCGCAAGCGCTATAACTGGTATGTTGAGTTCTTTAGCGATTGCTTTTAGTCTCATAGAGATTTCAGCAATCTCACGTTCACGGCTTTCAGCACCTTTTGCTCGTACCAATTGTAAGTAATCAACAAAGATTACATCAATATCATATTCAGCTTTGAGCCGTCGACACTTTGCATTAAGCTCTGATATTTCGAGCATAGCCGAATCATCAAAATACATTTCAGTATCATTGATTTGTCCAAACGCTTCTATTAGTCGCTGGTCTTCCTGCGGATTAGTTGTAGCTGTTCTGATTTTCTGTAGATTTACTTTTGCAGTAGATGAAAGCACTCTTAGCATTAGCTGAGTGTTCGACATTTCGAGCGAAAAGAATCCTACATTATAGCCGTTCAACGCCATATTCCTAGCTAGGGTGAGAGACAAAGCCGTTTTACCCATAGATGGACGGGCTGCAACAATAATCAAGTCAGTGTCTTGGAAACCGCCAGTTAGCTTGTCCAAATCAATGAGACCTGAAGGAATACCAGTAACACCTTGCGAAGCTCTCTTTTTTACAGCTTGCATGTAGTGATACGTTTCTTTTGTAAGTGCCTTAACTGAGACAACGCTTTTAGATATTCTTTTCTCAGCTATTTCAAATATCTTTGATTCAGCTCTATCAACCTCAGTTAATACGTCATTGGACTGATCATAAGCCGAGTTAACAATGTCACCACCTAGACCAATCAGCTCACGCCTCAGTTCTTTTTCTGTGACCATCAGTGCGTATTGTTCTACATTCGAGTAAGTCGCTACAGCTTTGTTAATACTAGCTAGATAGCCACGTCCTCCAATGTCTTTGAGGTTGCCATCATCATCCATACGGGCAGAAAGAGTAAGCAAATCAACATTCAGCTTATTCTTTTTGAGAGCCAATATAGCTTTGAAAATTAGTTGGTGTTTTTCTTGGTAGAACGAATCAACAGTCAACAGTTCTTCAGCTTTCTCAATTGCTTTTTTACTAAGCATCATAGCACCTAGAACTGCCATTTCTGATTCAACAGAGTTAGGTGGTATTCTATTTCCTACTATTGGTGAATTATGCTGCAATTGGCCCCCTTGCTACTTGAGCTGTAATAATTGGTTCCCAAACATGACGACAACGCCAGCCGCCTTTGTAATAACGAGCATCTAGATTATGGCCATTGTCAAGGGCTCTGATTTCGTCATAGGTATAAACTTTGCCGTAGTGTTTGCTACAAAAATCACGTTCTGGATTAGGGCCAGCCAAACGCCACTGAGTTACTCCAGCTTCACGTTCCATTTCAATTTGATAAATACCAGAGTATCCAGAAAGAGCCGTTTGTGCAATTGCATCGGCTTGGTAGCGACCATTATTTACAGCTTTTTGTATTTGGGTAGCTATTTCAGCTTGAGTACTATTTGCTTTAATTCCTGACTCTACAGCACGAATTACTCTAGTTTCTATATTGTCTATCATGAAAGCAAATTCATTGTTAGTAACAGTAAGGACTTG